TTCTATACCCGAGGTACCCATTCCGGCTCCACCAGAAAAATCGTACATTGTGTCTGGACTGCCCACACCTACTGGAGCGCCCTCTTCAAAAGCCGCGTTCTCATAGTCCCGCGCCTGTATAGTAGGTACCATAGTAGATGGATCTACTAAAAAATCTCCAGCACCGTAATTTCCACCAGGTAAGTTAGGGTTAAACACCCCTTGGCCCGGAACAGGAACGTAAGCACCTCTAGGATCAGACAGTGCCTGTGACGGAAGGTTAAGATTAAAATTAGGTTGAGCGTTCATAGCGGGGGCGGGTGCCGTACCAAATAAACCACCGCCTTGTTGAAAATGAGGTAATGTTTCACGTGGAACATTTAAAGGACCTTGGCCCGCGTAGCGAGGAAGGCCTGTTATTCCCATCATTTTAGGTCCCACTGCTCTGTCTCCTCAGTTTAGGTAAATATTAGTCTAACATATATTAACCGTAATACGCATTAACTTTCAAGCGTTCGCCGGCGTTGTCAAAACCCCAATCATCCGTAGGTGTTTGCACAAAATTACCTTGTCTATAACGCAGCAAAGCTTGTGTCATGCTGTCTACTAAATCGTCATAACGGCCGTTAGGAAAAGCCGCACATTCTTCAATTAATTCGTCTGCCCAAGGTTCATCCGGAGCCCAAACCATACCGGCTTCAAACAAAGGAGAGATAGCGTGCACTCGAGAAATTTTATCATTGCCTTTACTGGGCGTAAAATTAATAACCGGGATACCCATTTGACGTAATTCTTGCGTTAACGGCGTACCGGACGCTTTTGCCTCAATAATAACGGTCTCTGGGTCCCAAAAATCGTATTGTTCTTTAGCTATCGCCTTTAACTCAGGAAAATCCCAGCGTCCTTTCTTTACATCTAACAAAATAATAGCCGGTTCGCCCCCTATTTCCTGTGGATAAAACACACCCCAAGTAGTAATGGCACTAAAATCAGCCGTTTCTTTCTTAGAAAACGCGGTATCGTAGCTTTGGATAACGTATTGTAAGCTAGGCACCTCTACTTTTTTCCATTTCTTCCACCACTCGCGTTTTAAAATAGCCAAAGTTTCCGAGGTTGGGTTCTGTTGATACTGTGCGTTCCATTTATAGGGCGGTACGGACGCTTTTACCCCTAGCAATTCGTCTTTTGACCAAAACTCCGGCCAGCAAGGGTTTCCAGACGGCATCAAAGCGGGTAGTTCTACTACCTCCCATTGATCGGCTATCGGGTCTTTAGCTTGCGCCCGCATCAATTGTCCCGTCATGTCTTTTTCTGACCACCGGGTTTGAACTAATACAATAGCACCTCCCGGCTGCAACCGTTGACGAGGGCCACCGGTGTACCAGTCCCAAGCTTGATCGAAACCGTTGTTAGATAACGCGGTTTGTTCCGAGTGCGGGTCATCAATAATAATTAAATCACCACCCCGTCCCGCTAAGTTTGAACCAACGCCCACGGCGTAGTACATCCCACCACTTTTTGTGTCCCACCGACCGGATGCTTTACTGTCTGCGGCTAGTTTTGTTTTTGGAAAAACCGTAGCGTATTCATCTGTTTCTAATAAGTTTTTAACCTTACGTCCGAAGTTAACAGCAAGTTCCGTGGTGTGTGTTGCTTGAATAATTTTCATGGCGGGATTTCTACCGATCATCCAAGCGGGAAACAAGAAACTAGCAAACTCACTTTTTGTGTGTCGAGGCGGCATATTAATAATCAATCGTTTAATTTTACCATTTGCAATATCTTCTAGTTTTTTTGCAATAGTCTTATGGTGATTGCCTAAAATAAATTCGGGCCACATCGCTTGGACAAAAGCTAGGAAATTATTTTTACTGTTCTCTACTTTGTCTAATTGAGCTAACCGTAGCTTTAAACGTAATAATTTTGTTTCATCTTCAAAGATATTCATGGGGCAAAAACTTTAAATAATTTTTCCCACTCTACAAAAGGACCTTTAAACTCAGCAACTTCTTGAGAACCTTTTAAACCATCCATAACAAGATTAACCGCTTCTTCGCCTTTAAAAATTAAAATACGAAAATCTTTTTCATTTATCTTCTGGTGCTTAACCAAAACCCAAACGCTGGCATGTTGGTGGCGCGTCATAAAAGCAACTTGGTGCGGACGCAAGCCTACCTTATTGCCGTTACAAAACTTTAATTCTATTAAATGAAACCTACCTTTTTCATCACAGAGCATGACGTCTGGTACACCGGGCAAGGCCCACGATTCTAATCTAGTGGGTAGTATTTTTGGTCGTGTCCGCTTCAAAGCTTCCCGGACTTGTTTCCACAGTCCCGATTCCTTCGGCGTCGCGGTTGCTGGTATCTGTTTGTTTTTCACTGGACGGGCCATAAGATTTTATTTCCTCGATAGCTTTTAATACTTCTTCTTTGCTCATTTGGTCTATGCTGCCGTGCCGAACTTCACTTTTGCTTATGTAAATATCACCTTGGGCTTGCCCTCGACGATACTCGGCTTGTACGGCTGCAGAGTAAGCTCCATTGCTTAACGCTTCATCACGAATTCTCTGTAGTTCACGAACATGTCTGCCATACGTTACGCCAAACTTTGCATCAAGCTCGTTACGATAACGTTTAATCTCAGCAACAACATGCGGGCTTATATCAGGGTTTGTTAATTCATACGCTCTTGTGTGTGAAGAACTTACCGAGTAGCCAGCATTAATTGCCGCCTCTCGTAAAGTTATGTGACCGTCGTTGGCAACCAACTCACGAACAAATAATTGTTGCATACGAGTTAAACGTGTTTTGGATGATAACCCCGGACGTCCATTTTTTTTAATTTTTTTCTTGGCCATTGGAAAAAAATATTAAATTTTTTTGGACCGAAAAACAAGCTAAAAAAATATTAAATTATTGTCAGTTAATCTTATATCGTTTTTAACTGTACCGTTTGTACGAAACCGAGTTATAACTGCCGCTCCCTAGCTACCTGTGCGTCGCTCGTAAGTCGTTGATTTATAAGGAATTTGACCATAATACAAAAAGCATGCTTCTGGGACTCTAGCCCTTAATCTACGGGAAGCCAGTCACGGTACGCGGTGCGCGGACCAATCCACAGGAGCTGGTACACAATGCGCACATTGCGCACGATCGAGGAATTGCGGCGGGCATGTTCGGCAGCATAAACACCGCTGAAACCCGCATACCTATGGGCTTCTGTGTTCGATAGCTGATACTCGAGTGCCGTCCAAATGATTCTGGGGCACTGTGCGCCCCGTTTTTGGGTGAATCGGGGCTAACCTAGGGGCACGGCTCGCGGTACGTTTTGAGTGGTGACTGGGGCACGGCTCGCGGTAAGATTCACTGATAAACAATAAACGATCGAGGGCATGCTCGAGAAAAATTCTATTCACATTCTATCCACAGAAAAAAATGGGGTGGTTAAAAAATGAGCAATTTTCTGTTTTTTGGAAAAAATGGCTAAAATAAGCGATTTGATGTCACCAGGGTTTGTTTTTGTTATCCACAGCAGCTTGCTTTAAGGGCCCATGTTATCCACTGACCATCCACAGATTCAAGGCAAAAGAAAACCCGCCGAACGGCGGGCTTAATTGTTGGGTCATTATCGACGTTTATATATTGCGCATGTACTCACCCAATCGCTTGGGATCGGGTGGGTTATCGATCACGTTTAGCGTGTCGCTGATTAGATCGATCGCGTCGGTGATTAGTTCGTCGGTCAACTGCTTCAATTCCCATGTCGAGAAAGCCGCAACAATCGATTTTTGAGCGTGCCCGTATGAACATGCATATTCATGGGCGATATAACTGGTGAATTGATTGATGACGAATGACCGCATTTTTTTTAGATCAGGATAGGCGGCATTAATGCGCTCGATATTGCGCTTATAAACTGCGTACCCATCATCGGAATAACTGCCATCAATCCACATTCTAAAATTGCGCCGGTCGATATGATTACAGCAATCAATAATATTAGCGCCGTCAGTATATGAACTGGTCGCGGTAAGATCGTTTTTTATGCGCTCGGATATACTCATGCTTCACCCCCTTCCCATTTTTTAAACGCGGTGTTTATTTCTGCGCTTGTCGGCGCTTCCGACGGTTGCCGGTTAGCCGGATAAAGCAATTCATCAATCGCGGCAATAAGATCAAATAATTTCTCGCCGCTATCGCTTGAGTCAGCGTGAAAATTGGCGGCATTATCATTGATCAATTTCTCGAGACTATCCCGAGCGTCTAAAAACTGCCGGCGGATACTTTGGTTTGTCTTTAAATCATAGCCGAAGAACTCAGGACGATGCATATACCGGTGGTAATGATAGCGTTGTTTCTCGGATATACTCATGCTTGCACCGCCTTCAGATCGCCAATGATTTGCTCGAGTTGATGCAATACTTTGGCGCGGCTTCCACTAAAGCCGTCATTTTTTAGCCGCTTATATGCTGACTGCCCGCGACCGTGTAAGCCGGCAATTTCTAACTTGAGCGCGCCACGCAATACAACCAAACGCGCTAGGCTTATTGACTCTTTCGGTATAACGATTAAATTTTCCATCTTTATAACTCCACTTTATACATTACGAAATGTAATGCTTATAGCTAAAGGTAACCCATATATGCGACATTATGCAAATCTAAGTAATACCATCACCAAGGGCTAATGGTTTTAATAGCTTAAATCGCATTTAAGAGAGCCCAAAAACAACAGATATAAAAAAACCCGCCGAATGGCGGGTCATCAAGCGAGTTAAGCAACGGGACGGTCAACCGACAACAAAGCCGCTATAGTCCTTTTTAGCTTTTCCTTTTGCCTTTAAGCCTACAATTATATTATCCAAGTCTAAAAACCTGAGGTCGGTTAAATCACCGTTAATAACTTTTTTACCTTTGAACGTTTCCGGGAATTTATCGCGAAACACTACCGCGATGTTATTCGGTACAGCCTGAAAGTAATCGCTGTATTTTTTGTTAGCCTCGGAATACGACCAAGTTAAACTGTAGTTTTTAATATTGGATATTTTGCGATTCGGTATTTTCGTATAATCGTAAAAAATTATATTTGGGAACGCATCAAATACATTCTTCCCATTAACCCGGATTAACTCATACTGGATATCACTAGTACCATTTAAACGAATGGCTGGTGTTTTGCCTTTTTTAATACAATGGTTTTCTATCTTTAAAATATCAGCAAACAACTGGCGCATAAACTCATTACGATCATTTAAAAATAGATCGGTTTTGCGTTGCCTAGCTTTTTGTATCGATGGATAAACGCCACCGAGTCCAGCGGTATTTAAGCACGGGTCTTTACATTTAGCCACGTTTTGGAATGGGCATATTTTTGTATTGACTGGCCGCAAGTGCAGGATAAAAGTTAAATACTTATCGCTTTGCTTATTGCTTTTGTTGGTCTTTGGATTGCTTCGACCATTACTCATAAGGTTAAGTTTCATTAGATGCCCCCATTGATATGAAATATTGCAACAGCAACCACGATGACCCAAAGACACGAAAAGCACATAACATAAGTGTGTGGCTTCATGGGGACACCTCGCTTTTGTAATTTTCAGGAACCCAACCTTCGCCAGTAGAATAAACAAGCCAATAACCGCAATTTTCGCAGTCCTCCTGAGTGAACGTTTTATCTAAAGTTGGTGCTTTACAATATTGGCAGGTAGCCATTTCAAAATTTTGATTCAT